TCCATCATTAAAAAAATTAATTGTATCATGTTCATACAAAAACATCAAGCAGCACAGAGCGTGTGCCAAGTGATTCTTACCAGTTTCTTGGTCATTTTGTTCACCAGATTTCCAAGCCCAAAGATGCCGTTGCATGGCATCAAAGTATCTGCGTTTGGCATCCGGCACTTTTTTCCAATTATCTGGTTCATACTTTTCTGCACCAAAGGTTAAAATTTCTACTGTTGCCTTTAATGCGTTTGGTGGTATCAAACCATATTGCAATTTACCACCATCAAACTTACGACCACCGGTGGTGGCCGTTTGTGATGCTTTAACTATATCTTGTGAAGCAACATCTTCATAACCTGGATGATAAGGTGCCTCACTAACCAATCTTGCTGCATCGGTATCAAAATTAGCATTCAACCAATTTTTAATCTTTAATTCTTCCGGTGACATTACATTTCTCCAACATAATTAGCAACTGCTGGCATATCTCCTTGGAAATGATAGGTACCAATATGAGCAGTTCTCATCCAAGGACACAGAAAGATTTGGCCACCGATTTTACGCCACATTTGGCAGAACATATAATCTTCTGATAGGTAACGATCAGAACCACCGCCTGTAATAGAATCTTTAGTATCAATTACAGTATCAAAGTAGGCATGAATGTAACGAGAACCATCAAAGTTGGCCTGACCTACATGGTCTGGTTTGTATTTGATTTCTGGATAAGCTTCTTTCATCTTATCAAACACTTCACGCTTAATCATCATGAAGCCAGTACCAATCTCTAATACATCAAGAGGTTCTGATACAGTAAATTGTGCTGTGCCTTTAACTGGATTAAATACGAAATCTCCAGCAACTTTTTCAAGTAGTTGTGGTTCAATATCAGGATTCTTTTCTACGGCTTTCTTAACTGAACGCCATTTGATTGCTTTCTTAGGATAAGGACCACCAATAACATCTTTATCTAATGCCAATAAAGCAATTACGTCTTGTGGATTAAAATGCACATCAGAATCAATAAACAACATATGTGTGCAATCGGAACGGTCAAGGAATTCATCAACAAGATAGTTTCTTGCACGGGTAATTAAGGACTCATTAAACAAGAATGAGAATTTGATTTGGACTCCGTATTGCATACAAAGTCCTTGTAAATCTAAACAAGCTTTCATATAGAGACCATGATTTTGGCCGCCATACATCGGTGTAGCTACAAACAGTTTTTTCGTTTGCAGTTCTTCTTTTTTGATTGAAATTTCCATTTGTGCTCCGATAATTAAATAAAAAGAGGGACCTAAGTCCCTCTACTCACAACTTAAGCGGCTAAATTATAACCAGCTTTGAGGGCTGCCTTAACCAAACCTTTGGTTGGTTTGCCCATACGGTAGAAAGCAACTTTCTTACCATCTACAACTTTTTTATTGGTGTAGATTACATGGCCTTCTTGACGTAGTTCATCAATACGGGCTGTAACATTGGTAATACCGAAACGGCGTTGTGCTTGTTTGACAGTAAAGGTGTTGTAACCTGAAGGTTGTTGTAAGGCGTTCAACATCTTTTCTTTAGCAGATAAATTGCTCATTGTAATACTCCATAGTAAAGTTAAAAATAAACCTTGCGTTAGCAAGTTCTCACATCATATCATTATGTATGTGTGTTTGTCAAGCGTTTATCGACCAACTTGTGGTAAATAACGCTGTTTGGTATCTTCCCACGATAATTCAATCAAATCATCATAGAAAAGAGTTTCATATGAAACATTGCCCTTTTTCTGTAATTGCCGAATACGACCTTTGGCGTAACGAGTTTTCCAAATATTTGCCAATGCTTCTTCGCTGGTATCAAATGATTTTACCAATGCCTCGTCCGTAATTTCTTTCCGCAGAAATTGATTGGTATTATTATAGAGTGGACTAAAATAAATGCCACGTTGATGTTCGGTACGAATTAAGTGCTTTGGTATGCCAAGTTTAGAATACGCAAAATTCAATGAACGATTCTTGTGGTCACGTTTGAGTGGAAGTCCTTGTGTGTTTTTGGCTTCCCACCATTCAAAATATTTACGAGTATGATTTTCTTTAATCCAGTCAAACACTAGTTTCTTGGTTGCTCTACTAGGTTCAAATGCCACAGAACCGCTTGAGAAACCCATTTTGTTCCAATGTTCTAATCCATCATATTGAGATAGACCGCCAGACTTAGTATTGCCATAAAGAGAAGTAGTAGTAACTCCCACCAATGTATCACCATATTGTCTTTTCCAATCTTTTTGAACTGTATCAGATAAACACATTAAAGCTAACAACTTGCCGCCCATGTAATTAAAACCAAGTGGTTGAAGTGGAACAATGGTAGAACCAATGGCAGTATGATTAATCATATGCTGTTGTGTCTTAACATCTCTTGACCATCCAATTGCATTATCTCTCGGAGTCAAGTCCAGGAAGTCTGAGGAGATACAGATAACACCAAGGTATTTACCAGTAACTTCATCAGTCAAAACATAAAATAGATTACGACCAATGTTACTATTATTCTTCATTGTAGAAGAAAAGGTACGAATGGCATTCCATCTCTCGGCATCAGGACCATTTGATAGAACCATAACAGGTTTCAATTTCTCATAATCATCCGGCTCTTGTGGCATCCAAAAATTAGATTTTACTTTATCAATTAATTTCTTTTGTTCAGGATCTACCATCATAACTTCACTACCAAAGAGTGTAGAAACTTCGTGAACAGGATATCTCTCTTTGACTTCACACCACTTTTGGTATAAAGTATATTCACGAACATCCATTTGAGAAGCATAAGTTAAGTCCTTGATGAGGACTTCTTTCATCGCTTCTTCATCAATGTGTTCAAAAGTAGTGTTTGATTCTGACCACTTTTTCCATTGTTTCTCTACATATTCAATTGGTGTTGCCATTATATTAGTTTCAATGATTTAATTAGTTTATTGCGTTTCTTCATACCAGATTGTAACGCCAAAGGTTTTACTTTCTTAGTATACACTATTCCATTCAAATGATCAAGCTCATGTTGGAAAACTCGAGCAGATAAGCCATTTAACATTGTGGTATGAGTTTGTCCATTAAAGTCTTGGTATTCCACTTCAACAGTAGATGGCCGATTAACTCTTAATCCTAAAAGTGGAAAAGATAAACAACCTTCCATCATGTTTACCTCATCGTTAGATTGCCAAATAATTTTAGGATTAAAGAATGCCACAAAACTATCTTCGGCACCCATTACAAATACTCTATGCTTAAAACCACATTGATTGGCAGATAAACCATAACCTTTATGTTGCCGGCAAGTTTCTACTAAAGAAGAAGCAAATTCATTTGGATTAACTGGTGGATTACTGAAATTAAACTCAGGCAAAACTTCTTGTAGGATAGGATTGTTTTCACCAACCAATTCAAAAATAGGAATGCTTTGTGTTGGTGCTGTAGAATTCTTTGCTAGTTCTTCCGTATTAAAACTAATTATTTCACTCATTTTGCTATCCTTGAAAAATTATTGACCTTTTCAAATTTAATAATCGACCTAAATTTGTCAAATAACTGGTCTCCTTTATGTGAAATAACGAACACATTAGTATCTGTTCCCATTTCATGAATTAGTTTTAAGAATTCTTCTGTGCCAACACCATCGAGTGATGAATCAAATATTTCATCAAGAATCAACAGGTTGGTATTTGTAGAATTCTTTAGTTTGGCAATCTGTCGCCAAGTAAACAATAATGCCAAATCAATACGCATCTTCTCGCCTTCAGAGAAATTAGCATAAGAAAACTCATCACGATGCCTACTCTTAATGGTTTCTTCAAACTGTTCATTGATGTTGAAGTTTACAAAAAAGTCCATTGCTGTCAAATACTTATTAATCAATTTATTCATGATAGGTAAATATTGCCGAATTATCTTAGTTTTAATACCAGTATCTTTCAACAAATTACCAGCAAACTCATAATATTGTTTTTGTTCCGATAATTCTTTTTGTGTTTCAACCAATTTAGCCAATTCTTGTTGAAGTTCTTTTAATTTGGCATTATCTTCAATAAGCGTGTCTTTCTGTGCTGATAGAGATTCAATCTCTCTTTGTAACTTAGTAATGTAGGTATTGACCGCTGATATTGTAGAATTGTGTTTGACAATTTCATTATTGTGCTCTTGTATATGTTTAACTATTTTTTGGATTTCTTCAATACGGTTGTTCGCCTCTTGGATTTTTGTTTCAATATCCTGGATTCCAACTCCAATTTCTCCTTTTGTTTGATTGATTCCACTAAGCTGGCTACGTCGGAAGGTGTCAGCGATACCTTGTTTACAGGTCGGACAGTCGTGGTTTTCTTCATAGAATTTATACTCCTTATCTAATTTCTTTAAACGAGATTCAAGTTTGGATTCCAACTGTAATAGTTTGGTACTTTTCTTTTCTACGGCAAGTTTGTCTTGTATTCTGCTTTGTAATGCCTCGATGTGTTTTTGAATTAAATCAATATCTCTTTGTAGAGTAAAGGTTTGGTCAATAGATTGTTTGACTTCTTCTTGTTTCTTTTTAACTTCTTCTTCGGTTCGATTCTTATGTTCTTCAATACTTTGTTTTTGGAAGTTAATTTTCTCAGCAGTAAGTTCCATTTCATACTTGTTTTTGGTCGTTGATTCTTTAATTTCTGACATTCTTTCTTTAACAACACCATTCATTGATGAGAAAATACCAATGTCTAACAAATCTTCAATAATATTTCGTCTATCTGCTGGAGATAATTGCATGAACGGAACAAACGAGGCCGAACCTAAAATCACCACTTGAGTAAATGATTTATAATTTAATTTGAGAATGAACTTCTCCAAGTGTTCTTGGTAATCTTTTGATGCCGCATCTTGATTTAACAATACGCCATTTTGAAAAATCTCAAATGTGTTTGGTTTAATACCACGAACTACTTTATATTCTTTTTTGCCAATAGTAAACTCAATCTCAACAACAGCTGCCTGATTATTGATAGAGTTTAATAATTGCGGTTTGTTTATTTTACGAAATGGTTTGCCAAATAGACCAAAACATAAAGCGTCCAAAATAGTGGACTTACCTGCACCATTATTGCCAATGATGAGTGTGTTTGGTGACCTTTGAAAATCAATTTCAGTAAATGTGTTGCCAGTTGATAAAAAATTGCGCCATCTGACTTTTTGGAATATAATCATGCCTGTTCTAGGTTTAATGCCTCAACGTATAGTTCTTTCAATACCGTTTTTAGCTTATCATTATTAATATGTTCTTCTGAAATACCATCTACAAACTTATTAATGATTGTGATTGTATCTTCTGCTTCATTAATTATATCATCATCTACACCTTCTGTCAAGTCTGTAAAGTCCTCGGCAATGGTAATATCAATTGGATTAACCTTGTAAAGATTTTCCATGAATCGGTCAAACAGATGTGGATTTGTTTTGTTAATTACCACAACTTTAACATAAGTTCCGGCATATTTGTTTAAATCTAAATTGGTAATTTCAGTAATACTACTCTCTTTATCATTATAAGGAATTTTGTGGAACATTACATTAGGATTAGGAATAAACTCAAGAGTGTAATCGTCAAGGTTGAAAAGGTGAAAACCCCGTGTGTCATTGAAATCTTGCCATGTCATTTCCATAGGTGTACCAACATAAACAATATTATCTTGTTTGGACCTATGATGATAATGACCAGAAAAAACAATATCAAACTTACTAAATATTTTTCGGTCAAGGCCTTCATAATTTGCCATTCCACGATGCATGGCAAATCCAGCAATTTCAAAGTGTCCTATGCACAAATTGGCAGAAGTATTTTCTATTTCAGATAAACATTTTTGATAATTTTCTGCACAAATCCAAGGTATTACACAAACATCTGAACCAACATTATCATAATCTAAGTGTATAGTTTGTGGGGAATCAATTACAGTAATGTTACCATATTCTCGAAGCAACAAATCCAATGAATTAATATCGTTAGTATTTTTGTGATAGGTGTCATGGTTTCCTGCTAATACAATCATTTGAATATTATATTCAACCAACTTATTTAAAAACATTTCTTTGGTTCGGCTTAATGTATGAAAATTGATATATTTTCTACGGTCAAAAAAGTCGCCCAATTGAATAATGGTTTTGATGTTGTTTTGAATTAAATATGGAAAAAAAGTTTCTTTATAGAATTTTTCACCATAATCTAAAAAAGAAATGGAATCATTCCTCATGCCAAAATGAACATCACCTAAAATACAAACTTTCATAATATACCTTGCAAAAATATTTTAGTTTCTGTCTGGCTTTTTGTTGTCAACATTGTCATACTGTTTAATTTCAATTACCGAATCAATAGGTTTTAAGTTACGTGAAAATTCAATTGCTTCATGAAAGGTTTCAAAAGACTTAAATCTTACGGATCCACCAGTCAAATAATAACTCAATCTATACATTATATCATTCCTCTAGAAACTTTTCAATACCTTTGGGCTTGTTTGCCTCTTTTTTCTTTTCTCTTGCTTCTTCATAGTTGCCAATAAATTCGGCAATATTATCATAGAGTTCAAACTGTCTTGTCGTACCATCTTCTAATTCAAGCATTTCCATTTCATCCAAAATACCCATCTGTTCTGTTGCCTTATACTTCACATAAGTCTGTTTCTTTTCTTTTTGAATTCTTCGTAAAAAGGCAAAATAAATGATTTGAGTAAAGTAAGCAAATGGATTCTTTGATTTGGTTGGGTCAAAGTTATCAAAATACATTAGACAGTTTTCAATACCATCTGAAATCATTTCATCACGATAGGTGTAGTTAATGAAGTTGGGTTTATGAGATAGACCTTCCGCTATCTTCATGAAACACTCTCCAATGTAGTTTGGAATAGGAGGTGGGTTAGTTTTATTCTTCTTCGCTAACTTACAACCCTCTTTATAATCAACAAGAGCTTGTAGAAAGTCTGCATTGTTGACGTATTGTTTTGGTTTCTTGGTTAATTTAGGTGTTGGTGTATTCATATTTACCATAATAGTTATTGACAATCGCTTGACAGACCGTTAGTATCGAGTATGTCCTTGGTTGAAAGTATTAATGTAATGTATTTCCATGCTGTTCTAACTCCTCAAATTCATTAATCATATTACCTAATTCTTCATCATCCATCTCAGAGATAATTTCTTTGGCCTTTAACAATTCTTTAATCTTATATACCGTATTAACATAGTATTCACAGAATTCATCCTCAGGCTCCATCATAGAAAGAATATCTTTAGAATGTATTTCAATCGAGTTCTTTTTAATCAATTGCACAGGTAACCAATGGCGCATAATTAGACCGGCATTATTTGGATTACGGGTATCAATGGCAAATTCCATAGGTTCTTCAAGGATGTAATGATCCATACCACTCATAACAACATTGGCAATCAAATCTTCCCCATTCTGTAATTTAATAATTTGTGTTTTATACTCAGGCATTTTTTAGTCCTATTTTGTATATTTTAAATGGGAACTGCTCTTCATTATATATCTTAGTTCTATCCAATAGATGTTTCAAAGTGTAATTCATATGCTTGCCAACCCGTAGGTCATCTGATATATCATATAGTGTTGCTATTTCTTTACCTTCACTTTGTCGTAAGCCTCTTCCAATGCTTTGCAAAGTTCGTATGCTCGATTTAGTCGGCATTGCAAAAATAATGTTATGCAGATTCCTAATGTTAATTCCAGTAGAAAAAGTCCCAAAACTAGCCACAATAATAGCATTGTTTTCTATCTCCATAATTTTTCTAATATCTTCACGGTCCGTGGTGTCCGTTCCACCATGAACAAAGAAAACTTTTCTGTTGCCAATTTTCTCTGTATCCTTTATCATATCATACAGGATTCTACCATGCTTGTCAACCATTTGATACAACACTAAAGTATTTTTACCTAAGCTAACTGCAAGATTTTTAACAAATTTATTTCTTGCCTCATGTGAAATTAAGTAACCAATTTCTTCAGCATAAGTCATGCCTTTAACTGTTTTAGATTCTTCATCGGTATGTTTTAATACGAGGCATTTAATTTCAAATTTAGCCAACTTATTATCGTCAATCAATTCTTTTGTGGTAATTACTTTACGCACAGGACCAAAAAGACCTTCTAAGACCAGTTTATGTGTTTTAGTTCCATCAAGTGTACCAGTCAGACCAATACGATACTTGGCATTAACACAAGATGTAAGAATCGTGGTAAGAGATTGTGCTTTGAATAAATGTGCTTCATCACCAATAATATAATCAAACTGCTTGAAATAATCTGGTGGCATCTTGTATAATGATTGCCATGTAGAAATGATTAAGTCTTTATCAGAATTTTTTTCTTTACCTTGGTAGATACGATGAACATTGGTCATTTCACCGTTATTGTAATCACCAAAGTCTGAATATAATTGTTCAACCAAAGAAGTGGTTGGAACAATAACGAGACCTTTTAAATTTTGGTATTTTTGTAATTGTTGGAAGATTAGATAGATGATAAGAGATTTGCCAGAAGCGGTAGGTGAAACAAGTAACGCTCGCCGTTTCTGCATGGCATGAACAAAGGCATTTAATTGGTGTTCTCTTACTTCAATAGATTTGCCGTTTGAATGAATACTTAAACCTTCTGAAAACTTTTTGGCATGATATAATGAAAACTCATCTTCAACATC